GTCTGGTCGTAACATGGATCTGGACGACTTTACGGATGCCGAGCGGGCACAGATAAGACGCAACATGATAAAGAAGCAATTCAACGCAGAACAACAAGAAACCCTGATAGAAGTATTGGATCTGTAATGGCATTTTGGAAGAAGAGTTCCCCGAATGAGGATGTAAAGCGCAGAGTTCTGCGTCGCCTCAATAACACCACGCAAGAGGAAGTAGTCCGCTGGTTGGACAATATCCACTCAGGAATAGGCTTGAACATCTCAGAAATGAGAAAGAGCCTGTCCCGAAATCCGGAGCAGGCTCTTATGTATCTGGATGACATTCGTACGGGTGCAGTATCCCTCCTAGCGGCAGTACAGTCGTTGGAGTCTCGTCTCAATGGGTAAGCACATACCAACCCATGAAACCGACGAAGTAGAGAGCGAATAGCCCAATGGCTACCCCTGCGAGTCGCCAGAAGAATGTGACGACCGGGTTTGTGTTGAACCAGTAACCAAACCGGGTCTGGTCCAACTTGTGGCCGATGTAGGCACCAGCCAGCGTTGCACCCGCAGTTCTGGCGAAATCCCCAAGATTGCTGTGGGGGTGCAGGTCCTGATCAAATATGTTGTTGTCCATGGTTGGAACGTAGCACAGCCTTTCCGTGGTGTCAAGTTGGTACAATAGATGGGATGTGAAACTAATCAGGAGAATAATATGACAATAGCTGACGAACTTGATGACTATGAGGACTTGACCGCTGAAGAGATTGAGGCGCTCTCCACCTCCAAGACTACTCTGGAAATGAGTGACCAGGCGAAGGTAGATGCCCTTGTGGAGCGTCTTCTCATCTTCGCGGATGAACTGTCTGGGCACCCACTGTACGGCTACCAGAGACCCTTTGCAGCGCGTCTGATGGAGTCCGTTATCATCAACGACAACGCCACTATCACCGCGCTCTTTTCCCGTCAGTCCGGTAAGACTGAGACAGTATCCGCCGCTGTGGCTACCCTCATGATCATGTTACCCCGACTGGCCAAGATTGAAGCTTACAGTGACCTCCTGGAGCCTTTTCGCGAGGGTGTGTGGGTAGGTGCGTTCGCGCCCGTTGACGACATGGCCAAGACTCTGTTCTCGCGTCTGGTGTCCATGCTGACATCCGAAAGAGCGCAAGCCATTCTTATGGACAAGGCTATTGACGATCGCGTAAAGGGAAAGGGATCTGAGGTCAAGCTTGAGCGCTGCGGCTCGCTTGTACGTCGTCAGACTGCCCACCCTCGCGCATCCATTGAAGGTAAGACCTACCATATTGCTCTTCTCGATGAGGCACAGGTAGCGGACCAAAAGGTTGTGGACAAGTCTATTCGTCCCATGCTTGCGTCTACTGCGGGAACCTTCATCATGACCGGTACTCCCACTTATGAAAAGGGAGTATTCTACCGACAGATTCAGCAAAACAAGCGATTTGCCACCAAGCGCGGCGCACGTGTCAACCACTTTGAAGCGGATTTCCGTGAAGTATCCAAGTGGAACAAGCGCTACGAAAAGCACATCGCGGGTGACATGCTTCGTATGGGATATGACTCGGACGAGTTCAAACTGTCCTATCGTTTGATGTGGCTCCTGGAACAGGGAATGTTTACCACCTCCGAAAGACTGGAGGAACTGGGAGACAAGTCCATGGAAACCGTAAAGGCTTACTACACCACACCGGTCATTATCGGCATCGACCCTGCACGTAAGGTGGACTCCACCATCGTTACTGCGCTATTTGTGGACTGGGAACACAGAGATGAGTTCGGGTACTTCAATGCCCGTATCCTGAATTGGATGGATCTCCAGGGACAAGCGTGGGAGACACAGTATCACCGCATTGTCGAATTCGTTTCCAAATACAATGTGTGGGCTATCGGGGTGGACTCTGGAGGTATGGGAGACCTATTCATTTCCCGATTAAGAGTTTTGCTACCACATATTGATATCATTGAGGTATCTTCACAAAGACCACAGCAATCCGAACGCTGGAAATATCTGCGTGAAATGATTGACAGGGGAAAGCTTTCCTGGCCTGCCCATGCTAAGACCAGAAGTTTGCGCACCTACAGAAACTTCATTCAGCAGATGGGTGACCTTCAGGTGAAATTTGAAGGACCATACATGTTGGCGGAAGCTCCTAAGGAAGCCAACGCTCACGATGACTACTGTGACTCCCTGGCAATTGCACTAAGTATCATTCCTGAATCCGTTACTGAAGAGGTAGTGGTTTCTAACAATATGTTTTATGACAGACGCAGATCTTAGTGCTGTATCATATCAATTAGAGATCTCTACCCATTAAGGAATTAAAATGGCAGAAATGTATCAGGAGGCAGGGCGCGTTACCAACCTAGCGCCTACCCCAAGATTCCCAGAGAGAGACCGTGGGGCAGTTAATTTCGAAGGAAAGACTGCCGCTAACCCTGAGCGTCGTGGCCCACTTCGCTTTGAGGAAGGTCTTGCAACTGACACAGACGTACCTAGCGATTTCCAGCTAGGAGTAATGCAGGGATACCGTACCGCTCCAGGCCGTCCAAATCACAATGCAAACGTATTTGAGAAGCCTGCCGCTGAGACCATGCGTGCTCGCGCTCACGTAGGTTCTGCTGCATGGATCGACTCCGTTGGAATGACTGGTGAGTTCATGCACGGAGTAAATGTAGACACTAACTCAGCTAAGAGATTTGAGGAAGTAACTCGCTCTGGCGGACGTTACGAGCGTCTACACGGTGCGATCGTCACAGATTAGTCGGTAACTTCCTTAGTCAATGATATAATGTTATTGACTAAGGAGGTCATATGACTAAGACTAGAAGTTCTAGAGCCAATCCAAATGATGTGGCAATCGGTACAGTATACGGACGATGGACTGTAAAAGGTCCGTTCGTCCGTCAAGGTGCTAATAATAGTGCATACTTCCCTTGTGTTTGCCAATGCGGCACAGAGAAGTTGGTAGTATTTCGAACCCTGAATGAAATTGCTAAAGGAAAGTATCCTGAGGCTTCTTGTGGCTGTTACCAAAAAGAGGTAATGGCAACAAAGAGAAGACATGGGGTAGAGCCTGGCACCAAGGAATGGGATATTGCTAGACGTGCGTGGACCAAGTATCGCCTATCTTATGAGGATTACTTGACCATGGTGGAGGAGCAGAATAACCTCTGCGATATTTGTGGCACTGAAATGGACCCTCCATACATCGACCATTGCCATGAGACAATGAAAGTACGTGGCCTTCTATGCCACAACTGCAACACTGTCCTTGGTCATGCTAAAGATGACATTGCAATTTTGCAAAAGTCAATAGCATATCTAGAACGTGCCATCGTAACGGACTAATCATTCTTTTGGAGCATCATATGGACACCACTGATCTAACAAATCGTTTTACCTTTCATCCATCTACCCCAGAGACAGCAGATACCTATGACAGTATCCGCAAGGCAGCTCTAGGTATTGCGCTCTGGTTGGATGATGTATTGCCTGAGAGTCGAGAGAAGTCTCTCGCAATTACCCATCTAGAAGAAGTTGTCTACTGGGCAAACGCCTCAGTAGCGAGAAACCAAGGAAGATAACCATGAGTGTATTTGCTGACGTTGAGGCAAAGCTAGTTGCCCTGAAGGACAAGGTTGAGGGAGACCTACACGCCCTTGTTCTTAAGCTTGAGGCTGTAGTCCAGCGCGTTCACCAGGCTCCTGTAGAGGACGTTGTGAAGGCTGCCGTGGCCTCCGATATTCATGCTGCCGCTTCTCATGTAGAGGCCGTGGCCGACACCCTACGCTCTGACGTAGCTGTCGCTGACAAGGTTGTTACCGCTGCTGCTGACGCAGTAGACAAGGCAGCCGCTAAGTAATCCCTTTTCAACTATTGGACGTGAAACATGGCTGTACACGCTGTTAGCGGTACATTGACTGCATCTACTGTAGCCACTGTCACCCTTACCTCTTGGCAGAAGTATGTATCCGTTACCTTGACTGGTAATGGAACTGCCGCACCTTGCTATATCACTGTTGACGGTTCTACCCCAACCATCGGTGGAGCAGACGAAACCGCAGTGCAGGTTCCTGCATCCGGCTCTGTTACCTACGTATTGAAGAACCTGACACCAAAGCCTGAGCTAACCGCTACCACTCCTGGCGCAACTGACCCATCTGCTGTCCCAGCATTGTCAGCACCGAACACTGTGGTGAAGCTTATTTCTGCACAGGCACTTCCTTACAACGTACAGTTTGCTGCCGACAACGCTTCCGCAACTGTTCTTAGCTAAGTAATCTCTGAGTCGGCTGGGGTGTAAAAACCCCGGCCCTCTTTTCAACGTTAGGAATACCATGGCTGCTAGTAGAGCAAAGTCAGACACCCTCACCATCAATACTGTGTATCCAGTGAACTTCCCACAGTATTTCGCAAACCTTACTGTCATCCATCGTGGAACTACTGGAACCATTTGGCTACGTACCGATGGTGTTGCGCCTGTAGTATTTAACCCTGCTAGCCCAAGTAATTCCGATGACAACTACCCTGTTCTTCCCGGACAAGCGGTTACCTTCCCCAACGGAATCCTGACACAGGAACCAATCACCAGAACTATCAGCGGTAGCTCTGTGCAAATGATTTCTGACACCGCTATTCCTTTTACCGTATATGCTTCCTAAGGATTCCTCATGTCACTATCTGTACGAGTACACTCTGACACCGCTACAACCGCCGCTGCGGACTTCTCCAATACAGCCTGGTACGAAAGAATCACTCTGACCAATACCAGCACAACAGCTACCTTGTGGGCACGCTTTGACGGTACCGCTGCGGTTGCATCTGCTGATTTGAACTACCCAATTCTTCCTGGCGCAAGCCGTACTTTTACCAATCACACTCCTCGCCCTGAGTATGCGTTGGGAACTACTGGGACCACACCAGTAAACATCGTAGCCAGTGCCTCTTGCACATTTACTATTGAATTCAATTAATTGTGGTAAGCTGTACACCAAGAGATACTAATTCGAAGAACCAGGTTAATCCATGTCAATGACTTTCGCCTCTCCATCTATGAGAGCTGCCGCATCAGACCTAGCGATTTCAATTTCGCCGCTAGGTCTAGTTGAGCTTTCTGATGAAGAATTCGAAATGCATGGTCCGCGATTGAATCGCTATGCGGAATACTGGGCTTGGTATCTGGGGCACCACTGGGGAACCAGAAGAGAATTCGGTGACCCTCAACTTACTTTCAATTACATTAAGGCATTTGCCGACTATATCAATAACTTCTGTTTCTCCAGAGGTATTGCCTTTGAAACCATCAAGGAATATGACCACATCATTCCTGCATTGCTGAAGCGTATTTGGCAGCAGGACAACAACATGAAGGCCGTAATCTGGGAGATGGGTCAGCAGGGTGGTATCTCTGGAGATGCTTTTGTCAAGGTAGCCTATGAACCAGCTTGGACAGATGACGCAGGTAACTTCCATCCTGGAAGAGTACGTATTCTACCCCTTAACTCAGCCTTCTGTTTCCCTACCTGGCACCCCCACGACCGTGACAGATTGTTGGAGTTCAAACTTAAGTATCGCTTTTGGGGAACTAATACAGAAGGTACACGATCTGTATACACCTATACTGAATTGATTCGTGCAGATGTTATCCGTGAGTATGTCAATGATGAACTGATTGACGAGCGCCCTAATGTACTAGGCGTTATTCCGATCGTTCACATTGCTAATCATCCTGCCTCTGGTTCCCCTTGGGGAATGTCAGACGTACAAGATTTGATTACACTCAATCGTCAGTACAACGAGACCGCTACTGATATCGCGGACATTGTTAACTACCACGCTGCCCCTATTACTGTGGTGATTGGTGCCAAGCCAACACAGCTTGAAAAGGGCACCAACCGTGTATGGTCCATCGGAAACAAGGATGTGGATATCCATAACCTTGAGAATGGTGTAGACCTTCAGTGGCCGCTAGAGGTATTGAATACCATCAAGCGCTCCATGCACGAAATGACTGGTGTCCCAGAGGCAGCACTAGGACAGTCACAGCCTATTTCAAATACATCAGGTGTAGCCCTGGCAATTCAGTTTTACCCATTGATGCAAAAGTTTGAATTAAAGAAGATACAATATGGTAAGGGGCTAGCAAAGATTAATGAGCTAGCACTACGAACCCTGTTTATCTTTGAGCCTGAGGCCACTGTATATGATCCTAATACAGAGGGCATTGCTCAGGAGGGTCAGCCGCTCCAGGTTGATCCGACAGATCCATTGATTTATTTCAGCGATATTGACTGGCCATCACCACTGCCAATTGACAGACTGGTGAAGCTGAATGAAATCACTGCGATGATGAATATGAATCTGGAAAGCCGTAGAGGCGCACTGAAGGATCTGGGAGAGCAATTCCCAGATGACAAGCTTCAGGAAATCTTTGACGAGCTTCATGAAGACGCTGTACGTGATGGAGCACTTCGTATGCTTCAGGCACAGATTGACTCCATCGTTCTTGAGACCACAGGGCTTATGCCTGGTCCTGATGGGTCAGAGCCAGATCCTACAGCACAACCAGCTCTGGATATGAACGGTAATCCAAAGCCTACCGATCGCGGTCCGGGATCTATCGACACTGGACCTAACCTTCAGGCGATGGATGGTGCTGGTTCTATGAATGCTCTTCGTGAGATGGTCAATGCCGCTTACGGAACAAAACTAGGATCTCGTCAGCTTCCAACCGACGATAACGATTAATTGTAAAATTACATTAGTCAATTTATTCGTGACATATTCGGAAAACACCAAGTCAAAAAATCTAGGAGACAATAATGACCATTCCAGTGCAGCCTGGATTAGAGGCGACAATTGGGTCTCTAAGTCAGACCACCAGCACAAATGGTGCTCAAAGCCCAATTCCTTCCCCAGCAGCGTTCCAGCATGGCGCGACCGGAGAGAAGACATTTACCGCTGAGGATATTGCCAAGGCACGTCAGCAGGAGAAGGACAAGCTGTACGAGCAGATTGAAGGACTGAAGGGTCAGTGGGCAGACGCTCAGAAGACTCTAAAGGAGCTTCAGGAGGCTCGTAAGGCAGAGCAAGACGCTATCGCAGCGAAGGAAGCTGAAAAGGCTGAGGCAGCCCGCCTTAAGAAGGAAGAGGAAATGTCTGCCAAGGCACTCCTGGAGCAGAAGCTAAAGGAGACAGAAAGTACTTGGGAAGAGCGCTTCACCAAGCTTCAGCAGGAAAGAGAAGCTGAGCGTGCGCTACTTGCCAAGGAAAGAGCATATAATGAACTTGTAGATTACAGAAACGCACAGCTAGCTGCGGCTGCCGATGAAATTGCTCCACAGTTCCACAACTTCATTACTGGTGAGACTAAGGAACAAATCGACAACGCTATAGCACAAGCAAGAGCCGCAACCAAGTCCATTGAGGATGAGATCCAGGCGGCAAGACAGCAGCAGCTTTCTCAGATGCGCGGAGTATCTGCTACAGGTTATACAGCTCTAGGTCCAATGGATGGCGCTGTTGGACAGAAGCAATACACTCAGCAGGACATTAGCAACATGTCTATGGCTGAGTATGCAAAGTTCCGCCAGGAATCTGGTTTGGCGGGTAACGACGCA